AATGCTGCAGTCACCAATTTCAGAACAATTAGTTTCACAATCTCACTATGTGATAGACGGAAATGCAGGGGTCTATTCTGAGGATGATGTAATGCCTGATGTAATGGGATATGCTGCAGGAGATGGCCGTTTAGTTATCTCTTCAAATCTGCAGTTAGTTGCAGATACTTCAACAACTATTCCAAATGGATCAGTTGCAGCAAGGATTCGCTGCAGAGTTGTAAATTTAGACCAGAAAGACTGGATGGCTCTTGCATTACAGTCAGTTGCAGAGTGAGGCCTTAGAATGGCCTCTATAGACGATGTTATTCGACTCTTAGAGGCTGCTAGGGATCATGGGGCTGCACCATCTCCAAAAAAGTCCCGACCTAGCAAGCCTGCCACCACTAAAAGAAAGCCTTCTGCATATTCTGCAAAGTATGCAAAGGCATTCAAATCAGTTGCACCTAAACATAAGAAAAAAAATGGATCATGGAAAAAAGATGGCTACAAAAGAGCAGTCAAACAAGCCCATGCTAAAGCAAAGAGGATGAGATAATGCCCAAAAGAAAGATAGAACATACTACTCAATTATCTGCATCAACTACACTCTGCAGATTTGAATCTGTATCAGGTTCATTTGAAGGATCATCTAATCTTGTTTTAGGTGGAGGATTTGGTGAATGGAAATTATATGGTGGAGGATTGGGATCAGGATTAGCACCAATTCCATTATACAATCAACAACGCATAGACATCTCTGGATTAACTGTTGATGAAAAGATGTGGAAGTCAACTGCAATTAGAGTTGAACAACCAGAACCCGTAAGAGGAAACTTTGGACAATCTAAAACTGCAGGGCTAGCCAATCCATCTCCATATGGATTCCTTAGAGAATATCATTTGTTTACTACGAAAGAATTAGACCCAGATATTGATATTGCAGTAATGATGAATCTAACTAATCCAACTTTACCTACATTTACTAGTGCAAATGGTACTAGTTCCAGACTAAATGAAAATCAATTGATCTATGGAATATGTAATGAGTATAATTCTATGCAGAATGTAGTCGCTACACCAGAGTTTGCTCTTGACTGGAGGCTAGTTCCTTCTTACTCTAATGTCATTGGATCAGGTGCTGCAGTTGCTCAAGATCATATTTATTACACCAGAGTAATTTATTGTTTCATGGATTCAACAGATCAATCACCTCCAGAACGTGTTCAAGGTATTGATATTCCATACTGCAGAGTTTCATTAATTGGTTCAGTTGTTGAACCAACCAACCAGAATGATTTGTTTGCAACATTAGCGAATAATTCTGGGGTAGTCTCATGGTGAATACATTAGATGAAGAAGCATATCTAAGATATGCAACTTTTATCCCACTATATTCACAAAACAATTCTGCAGTTGCTCCAATAACCACAGGAGGCTCGGGTATATCCACAGAATTAGTTTCAGTCCCAATGGAAACAACTAGACAAGACAACTTTTCACCTGCAGTCAGAAAAGACATTGGTTCAAAATCAGTTCAAGCAGGGATAACAATTCTTTCAGTTCCTGATCCTTTGCCTTTCATTGATGAAGTTGCAGGGGTTGCTTTAATTGGATTTGGATTTGCATTGATATTAACGAGTTGATGCGTCGTGTTTTCCGGTTTACAAACAAATCTTTCCAAAGCTCGAGAAAATATTTACCAGATTAAGGAATGATGATGCCTAATGACGGAAAAAGAAATTCCTGAATCTATTGATTATACCAGAATCGCTAGAAATTGCATCGCTGCTTTTCTCTTTGGCTATCTTGTCGGGATTGGTAGCGTTCCAATCATCTAAGATTGTTTGCCGATTATTATGACGATTGATAGACCATTCATCAAAAGTCAATGATCCATATGCACCCGCTTTATTTTCTCTCAAATATTGTTGCCATATTGATTTGTCTGGAATACCTGCAGGCCAACAAATGTTGCAATAACCTCCCTGCATATATGGATAACATTTCTGAGCGTTCTCACGCCATGCATTATGGAAATTCACAGGGGTTGCTCTATGCATTAAATCATCTATATGATCCCTAAGAATCCTACTCAGGTTCTGAGGGTGATTCTGACGAATCCAATCAATCTGTTTTTCCTCAAGACGTACAGTTGTGACCTTCATTTTGTCATTCATCATTAAGCCTCCACATAAGACCCACAAAAAGGACAATGATGATGAATGCATAAATCGTAAATGGCTCTTTCTGAAACTTCATATTCAATATGAGGATTATTGGTTGTAATTTCTTGGTCGCTAATGTATGTTATGATCATAGGTTTGGTTTTTACCCCTCTGCAACATTGAGAATTGCATTCGCAATCTTCTTTGATAACACATAATTCTGAATAACAAATGTAAATCATTCTAATAACCTCCAATAATCATCAACAAACTCATTTACAATACGTTTCTGACAATAATCACAGATTCTTATCTCTTGCTTAGATCTAGGGCGTCGGCATAAATGGCATTTTTTCAATTTCTCCATGCTCATCCGATACATAGTATAGATATAAGGATATATCACCTTATGTCGGTATTACTATACTATACTATACCTATACTAACTAACTACTATTAACTACTAACTAAGAAGAGAAAATATGGCTCGAATTAAGACCTCTAGTTTTTATCTAGGAATACAAATAACTGACTTGACGACTGCAGGTGGATCATCCACTCTGGACATATCACAATATGTCAATGCTCCAACAGGGCAAGCACTTCTTGTTGAAGAAGTACAATTTTGTTGGTTCAATGATTCAACATTCCTTCCATTGATCCATTCTGCAGATACTCAATGTACTGCACAATTATTGGATTCAACTGATGGAATGCTGCAGTCACCAATTTCAGAACAATTAGTTTCACAATCTCACTATGTGATAGACGGAAATGCAGGGGTCTATTCTGAGGATGATGTAATGCCTGATGTAATGGGATATGCTGCAGGAGA